TTTGTTGTGGCCGAGACAATAACTTCTAATGCAATGCAAGTTGGGTTTTTATATACCTTGCACTGCTACCCCTTCACCACGCATCAGACATTAGAAGATGCGTGTGAAACAGCCAGAAAGGCTTTGGAAAAGAGATGGGAAAAGAAATCAGACCAGACATAGTTACCAGGCTCGTTGATTCTCAAAACATAGAGGGTGATGAAACTGGTTACGTAGTCCGGAACGGAACATTTAAAATCGCATTCGGCCCATGGCAAGAAGATCATGAGTTTGAAATTCTACTCTTTGACTTCATGCACGGAACCTTGGATGAAAAGAATGAGGCTGGAGAAACTTTGAAAAGTGTTTCCATCAGATTGTGGGCCTTAAGATGATTGTTCAGTTCATACCTTGTCCTAAATGTGGTAGTTGCTGGGTTGAAATGTTAGAAGGTGACAATGGTTGCTGGATTAAATGCAAACATTGCGGTAAAAACAGTTCACTTGATGAAAAGGAAGTGGAAGATGAAACCCCGAGTAGTGTTACCGAAAGAAAAAAGAAGATCAATCCCACCTTGTGAAGCCTGCGCACGATTGAAAGCCGGTGGCTTAAATCGTAAATGCATGGAGTGCGAGGACATGAATAAATTCCTGGCCTCCGGGAAAATAGTCAAACTTGACTCCTGGGAGCTAGAGGCTGAAGTTAAAACAGAAGCTGCCAAGTGTACACATTGCGGTACACCTGAAGAAGATCATGCAAACGAAGGCCGTAGGTGCCCGATAACTAATAAGCACCCTCGATCTTGGGGTCTTACAACTTTCGAGGCCAAAGTTTATAAGTGCAGAAAGTGTAATAACCCAATGACCGATAGACGCTTCATTTGCAAAGAGTGTGATGGTCAATTGGAAAGCGATGACGGCGTATTAATTTATAACCAATACTGAGGATTTATGCCAAAGAAATTAGTTTTGGACCACATTGAAATGATAAAGATACGGGAAGCCGGAATCCAAGCATTTCATGAAAATGCAGAGTTTGGTGATGTACACGGTACTGAGCTTTCAACACTTTTGATTATGTTGGGTTTACAAAGTTACCTGAAGTCAAAAGAAATTGAAGTCCCATTTGAAGTGAAGATTGTTAAGAAAAACCACAGATATTAAAAGGAGAGTGTCATGGCTAGGAAATTACCAGTAACCAAAAATTTTGGATTCCACCTCAAGGTCAAGAACATCCAGTTCAAGGCGGATCAGCCCCAAAGTCGCTTGAATCAGAAATGGATTTTGATTCCTGGGTTATTCGAGTCAATCGCATTGGCTCAAATGGCATCGGAAAGACTTTATCCCGGAGTCAAAAACCACATCGAAGGCGCTCGCGTGAACATTTCCATTTCTCCGGAAATTCTGGCTGAAATGAAAGACAACACGCAAAAGCTTGGTAAGCGCATGGTTAAGAAACCTGAAACTACTCCGGTTGGAGGCTTGAAAAAGAACCCAACTCCCATGAAGAAGCGAGTGGTTGAAGTCATTAAGCGCACATTCAGAAACAAGAAATCTGATTCATCTGACACAGTCAAAGGACTTAAGAATCCGTGAAGATGATTTACGTCATGATGATGACAATTGGCTTCGTATTCTGGTTTCGCTGGTTAATAGGATAAAATAAAAGGGTGTGGATTGCTCCACACCCTTCCATCTGAAAGCCCATCATGCCATGGCATCATGGACTGACAAAATCATTTCAAGAATTAACTGCCATCATCTAAGTTGGCGGCAGTGTTCGTTTCGTCGTCACCACCTTGTGCTAATCCGTATTCGTCCTCACCTCTGATGCCGATAATTTCAATGCGGATGTCCGATATACCGCGTGCAGCGGCTCCTGACGACCATCCCTGTACTCGACAACCAACTGCGGTGAAGATTGTTTCGCCGGTTTGTCGGTCGAGGACCGAAACCGCGAAGTCTTGTTCTAATAGTAAATTTTTCAAAAGAGTTGCGTCTGCCACTTGGTAAGGACCAGCATTAACAACTCGATAACCAGTGAGTGTTAACTGAACAGGTTCTTGCGTAGTGGGTACGATCTCTGCAGGATTGTATCTGCCGAGAATAAATGCCGGTTGCTTTTCTTGTCGAATGCTCCAGGAAGCGTTAGAAAATAATCCAACGACTGAACCATTGATAAGTACCTTGCATCTTGCCCCAGTTAAAATTTGTGAAAGTGCCATCGTCTATCTCCTTAAGCGCCTGTAGCTGTGCTGGCCGATTGCTGAACTTCAGTGAGAAGTAGATTGATCGGGACGAAATAAATTAATCCAGCGAGCTTGATTTCTGCGCTGATCGGTAATGCTCCACCAACTAAGTTTGCGTTAGCATTTCTGTAACCTTTTGGTGCATCAGTGCTTGCAGCAATCCATTTCAATCGTTTGAAGTTAAACATTTCAGAGTCGAGAATACTCAAGGCGGCGGCGGCAGAAATATCTGCTACTGACTTACCAACAACCATTCTGTCGAAGGTGTCGATGAGGCTGAGAGTAATCAAGTCTGAAACATAAACAGCTTGTAACGAGTTATAAACGAAATTGTTATCTGCATCATAAGTCAATTGATCAGAAATCCATCGGAATCCGCCGGTTGAGACTGATTCGAGGCACATTAAACCTGCTGACAAAGCGTCTGCGGTTTGGCCAGGATTTTGAGAATTGAAACCAACTGGGTTAACAATCCCTTGAATATTTGCGAACTTCTTAACGATACCTTTATATCCGGCAGCGGCTTGCATACCTGCAGCAATGTTAGCGGCCATCCAAGGTTGGAAGGTAGCGATAACGCCTTGCGAGTTTTGACACTTGACGGATTGGAATGCCATACCGAATCGGAATGACGAAACTTGTCCGGCAGCTTCCTTATCGTTGATGTATGTATCCAGGTTGGAGCCGAGAGCAATACGATTTTGTCGCATTTGCACAGAACTCATGAAAATAACTTGAGCGCCTAAGTAGGCATTGATTCCGGCAATCGTATAAGTCGAAGACGGATCAGTTGCACCAATGGTAATGTCCTTAGAAGCATCTTGTGATGCCAGTGCTACGATAAAGTTGGTCGTAATGCCTTGGCATGCATCGATTGCGGCGGTCCATTGAGCTGATGTCGAACCAGCTTTGGAACCGTTCATTAAGAACTGAGCAGGTGAAATTGCTTCTGGTAAACCAGAGAATGCAATCAATGAGTCGCTAACTAATGCGCTTTGATTGATAGCTTCCATCCATGAAATTGCATCATCTTTAATTCTTCCGGCAAATACACCGGCTTGACCGCTAATTCCATAAGTACCTTCATCAAGTGAAGAAGATGCTTGGTTATTGAAAGTTGCGCTTGCCACTTGAGCTGAGAATGTGGATTGCGAGCTAATGAATGAAGCCAATTGACTGAGAACTGGGTACTGAGCCATAGCGGCTGAGAACTGAAGAACTCCATTCACTGAGAAATTCAAGGCAGTTTGAGTGACTTGAACGGTTGCAAGTTGTTGGCTACAAGCAATTTGTAGGACAACATCGCCTCCGGAGGTGAATGTGTCAGAGATTTGACCCTGAGAAATTGTGAAAGCATTTTCATATTCAGCGGCTGATACTAAGAGCGAGTTGCTAAAAGTAACAGGAGCTTGCGTGCTTGGCACGTAGAAAATAGAAGCTACTGAACCTTCGATTGCAAGTGATTTACCGAGGCCGTCAATTACAGGCTTTTCAATGAGAAATGGCTGGGTTGATGGCGTGATAGGTGAACCAATTACGGCAGAGCCTGCGGCTCCGGCTGAACCAACTGAAACTCTAGTAATATTTACAGTGGTAGAGGTAGAGCTAATTACTTGATAGAATCCGGCGTTAAGTGGGCCAGAACCAAAATTTGTTTGTACGTTGCAAATGTCTCCGGGAACAGGTTGAGCTGCCCATTGAGTACCTGCAGGAACTTGAATTACTGCGTTGGGGCCGCTAACGCTTGTTACGTTAAAGGTACCAGACAATCCAACGGTAGCCTGTCTGTCTTGACCAGTTTCATTGGAAATGGTCATGTCAGAGTAATCAATAAGATCGGCTGTTGCGGGATTAGTATTTGCCTGAGATGAACCAGAAGTTGCCACGCAATTACCTGCGCTAATTCTGGCTAGAGTGATTGAAGCGGAAACGATTGTGTTCACCAACCCAGTTACAATGTAAGAGGCAGCGTTTGAAGACGCAAGACCTGATGCAAGAACTGAAGTTGAAGGAATTACTGCTGAGTCACCAATTGCAGGAGCTGCAGCAAATGTGCTAGCGGCTGGCAAGGACACGATCAGAACAGAAGAACTTGGAGCCGTTGCTGTTAATGTTAACGAAGCGGCTGGGATAATAAGTTTTTGTGCTCCACCTAAACACAGGATGCCTAGATTGTAATCTTCGATTGCGGCTTGGAGAACATTAGGCGCTTCGTTAGAAGCGACCGTGATAGTTTTTTGCACGCCACCATTCACTCTTAAAATAAAAGATGAAGGTGAAGCACTTGGGCAATATGCAAATGCGCCAGTTGATGGTGCAATTTCTGCCTGAGCGATTGCAGACGTGTAATTGATAAGATTTCCGGGTGCTCCGGGAATGTCTGCAGCAAGTTTAGCGTATTGGCCGAAACCGTTACGAGAAAGGATTGCTGAAGCGGCTTGGGATGGGTTAACCTTGATGATTCTAATAAGATTGATAGCGCCAACAATCGAGGGATCGTTTGCGGCAGTGATCAAATTCTTGGCAGCATCAACAATGCGTCCACTTTGATATTTTGCAAGGATTGCTCCGTACTGTGAAGGAGCAAACATATTCTGAGTGATGTCAGCTTCTTGGGTCCAGTCAGGGCCTTGATCAGCTTCACCTACGAGAGTAACAACACCGGCAGTTGCAATTGCGCCTGCGCCTGGTTGTACAGCGACTGATACATAAGTACCAGGATTTATTAGTGTAATCCCATCTTGGGTGGTATAACTTTGAGCCATTTTAACTCTCCCCTCTCACATTCACAAGATTAGGCTTTAAATCCAAAATCTTCGAGACCTTTTGTAAATTCTTTACTTTTCATAAAACCACGTGCTTCAAAATGCGCTTTGATGGCCTTTTTCATTTCCGGACGCCATCCGCGACCATGTTGCACCCTCAAATACCAATCGTCGAAAGAAACTGGTATTTGATCTGGCTTAACAGCCTCGGTACTCGTAGGCTGTGGAGCATTCTTAGCTTCAGAACTGATTACTTGTAAATCAGATTGCATTTCTTTTCCACGGCGAGACATATATTACTCGCACTTCTTTTCTTTGGCCCATTTCGGTTTGAAATCAGCCTTGAGTTCGTCTTTGATCATTTTACGCATTGACTGAGCACTTTCGTTTCCGCCAGTGGGGCCATCATGTGTGGTCTGTTTTGCACCACGTTCGCCTTCGGCTTTGATTTCTTGGGGCTCGTCTTTGCCCATGGCTCCGGACTGGGAGCTGGGTCCAGCTCGCTGTGCATTTGACAGCTTAGGACGTGCGGCATCTGGCTTAATCTCGTCTTTTTTCGTAGACTCAGAACTTTCATGTCCACCAGTGGGGCCGTCGTGCGTGGTTTGTTTTGCACCACGTTCACCTTCGGGCTTGATAGAAGCGACCATGGGTCGGCTTTCTTTTGCCATAGCTTGGCGAAGGACTTTGAGGCCATCTTTGCCTTGGGACTTACTTAATTCCTCAATAGC